ATCAAATGCTGTTCCAGATTGTTGTATGTAAGACTCAGCATCTTGGATAGCCGACTCGATCGCTTGATACTCTCCTGTTGTGAGATTAACAACACCTGTATAGTCTTTTATGTAAGCATCATCATACCACACACTTGATACTTTGTTAAGATCAGATAAATCTACATCAAAACTTGCCGACATTTCTTCTAAACTGTTACCTGAATAACTTGTATGAAAAACCACACCGATCTCTGCTTGTTGTATGTCATTGGCTATATTGCTGTCACTTGGTACAGCATACGTGATGGTATTTGGTTTAAAGGCCACGTATGATTCGCCTTTGTAGTTTATCGATTTTAAATCTCCTTTTGTGAAAAGAAGGTCTCCTTGTAGAACATTTTGTATTCCCAGTTTAGATAGTTCAACAAATGCAACCTTTAACTTTTCTCTTAATCCGCTCTTGTCTTGTAATTCATCTTTTTTCACTGTGTCTGCATGGTTATCATCAATATCCTTCAGGCTTTTATTAAGTTTGGCTCCTTTGTTGAACACTGCTTTGGTTCCTACGAAGAACTTGCCATCACTTGGGTCTGTTCCGCAGAATATAGCGGGCTTTCCATCCCATTTGATAGTTAGGCCAAACTTCTTCGCACTGCCCGTTTTGGCCAGATCTGCTAGGCTTCTTAGATAATTTAAGGCTTTGATCGCACCAGACTTGCCTTGAAACAAGGCTAAATCTTCTAAATGAGTGAGATGAAGATTTGCGTTTTCATTAATGAGTAGTTCATTTGCTTTCATCGGATTCGTTTAACTTTTTAATACCACGTTCAAATTTTCTTGGGTCCTGCGTCTTGATACTGTTAACAAACCTTTTTATCAAATCATCTGCCACAGATTCGTCATATGACTCATAGATCATTCTAGTAAGGTTGATAGCAGAAGTAATCACATGACTCGCTCTAGCCTCGACCACGTTATTCACATCGACTCTAGGAACTACTTTACTAATTTCTTCTAATATAGAACGTGTGTGTTTTTTCATATCTTGCTCCAATATTAAATATTTATTAAAAATATAAGAAGATTAATATACATTTAATATCAATCGCTGAATGTTTCACGCTGTGATCGTAATAAATCACGTAAATCCTTGGCAATTTCTGTCTTTTCCACCACCAGACTTGGTGTACTTTTATCAGTCACTGTAGAAGTTCTCTTGGCTATCGTTTGGCTTATTGTCTGGTCATTCTCATATACCGACTGTTCATCTTCGTCAAGGTCGCTGATTCTTAACTTATCTATATCAAAGGCCAGGTCAATCTTACTACCTACCCCGCCACTACTTCTGGTCTTAATCAATTGAATTTGATATCTACCTCTTTCTCGCATTTCTCTACTTGTTAAGATACCAATCAGGTTGTCTTCTGTGTTTATTTTACTGATACCCCCTGCTATGTGGCTTTGATCAAATTCGACCTGTTCGATCGCACACCTGTTCAACTGAGATGCAGTGACCCGCACTATCTGTTGTTCTACCGCAAAGTTCCTAAGTTCCTCAGAAACAAACTTATCTTTAATAAACATATCTGCTGGTGATATTTTCTTGTTGATCGGGAACATCAAATCTAGATAATCAACTAATATCACATCAGGTGCTACCCCAGTTTGTATTGTATATTCTTTTACAAAAGACCTGATATCATTGGTGTTTGATCCAGAAGGCATATACTTGATTTGAAAGTTTCCATAGCCTTTCTGCTTTTTCATCCTGACTTCTAGCTCAACTTTTTCTATATTTTTAAATATCTCATTGGTTGGTACCCCAGTCGTCATTGCGTCCACACGCATCGCACTGAGTTCTTCACTCAACTCAAAGGTGAAATACACAACATTCAATCCTTGCTCGATCCAGTTGATTGCCAAGTTCTGTAAGAATAAACTCTTACCAGCACCCGAGTTACCAGCAAATATGTTAAGCTCTCCTCTGTTGAACCCACCATACAACCTTTTGTCTAACGATTTCCATCCTGTGCTTATTGTACCATTGCTGTCTTTTAATTTTAATAATCTTGATTTTGGATCAATAAAATAGTCCGTTCCGAGATCTTTTGTTAGACCTATACGCACTGCTTGTTTGATCTTGTCTTCCACGGTACCATATTCTGATTTCTCTAGAAGATCAGCACTCTCAATAATGGCTTTCTCCAATGCCTTGTGTCTACAGAAAGTTTCAAACTCATCAAGGAACCAATTTTTCTGTGCTTCATCAATATTTGGAACTTCTTTCAATTCAAGATCACACTTGGCCTTTACTTGGTCCACTGTTGGTAATTTCTGATACTTCTCAGAATACTCCTGGAACATCTCAACAGTATCATAAAATTTCTTGCTGAAATAACTAGGACTGACTATGTTCCTACAACGAACATATAGTTCACTGTCAGTCAGCATAAACTCTAAGAATAGTTTCTGTAAGTCATCTGTGTAAACTGTGGCCATGTCTTTATTATATCTTATTCTGTGTAATTTTGCAACAAATAATCATCTAATATGTTTCAACAATTTTATCTGCAATACCATACTTGACCGCTTCTTTGGCACTCAACCAAACATCCTCGGCAGGCAATAGTATCTCTCTAATTTTCTTTTCGCTTAACCCTGTGCATTTCTTATAATGCTCAAGCATCCTTTGAGTGCTTAATTCAAACTCACGAACTCTAGCAAATAGTTCGTGTTCCTTACCAACACTTCCCCAACTATATTGGTGTGACAAAATTGAAGTATTTGGTGTGATAAACCTGCGACCTTTTGTACCACTCATAAAAGTCAAGATACCACAACTCGCAATCATGCCAAGCCCGACTGTTTTGATAGGTATTGCTGAGCCTTTGATTGTGTCTATCAGTGCAAATGCAGAATGAACTTCTCCGCCTGGTGAATTGATCACTAGTGTGATCTCTTGTGGTCTTTCCCGTTGTGGCAGTAAATTTTTTTCTATAATTGCGTTGATCACGGGTTTAGTTGTTGTACTATCAAAATGATCGCTAAAATAAATTATTCCAGACTCGTACATTAATTGTCCCGGTTGTAAAGGTTGTTTTGGTGGTGTTGAATTTTTTGTTTTTCTATCTTTTAGTTCCATTAATTTACTCCTATTTTTTTGTATACTTCAATCTTTGCTTTATTGTTTATTGCACTGTCAATCACTGATTTTAAAGTATACAAGCGACCATAGTGCTTGACTGCGTCAGCACAGTCTTTGATATGAGATTCCCACTGGGGAAAACTCACCATCCAATTGTTTTCAAGTGCTACGTCAATAAGATTACTACCAGACTTGTCCCTATCTGGACAAACTATCACTATCCTATCAGTTGCGTTGATCAAATCTATTTGACCTTGCGTCAATTTATTTCCCAAAGAACTAACTGCGTTGATAGAAATAGCATCTAAAACACCTTCAGTTATTATTACATATTTTCTCTGTTTTTGCAAGTTATCAAAATTAAAAATGTATCCAGGTTGTACATCACTGTAATATTTTGGTACGTTTGGCACGTCTTCGATAATTCTTCCAGTATATCCAACTATCTCGTTGTTGGCATAAAAAGGAATCAAAACCCTCTTGTTGATCTTCATGTAAGGGTCTGGGCTCCAATAAAATTTTTTATAAAAATCAAGTTCACGATCCATTAGATACTTGTAAACGAAAATTGCATCTCGTGGTGGATTGTTTTCATTGATTAGTTGATCTAATAATACTGCACCTTTTGGTAAATTTTTTGTTTTAAAATTTGTAACGCTATCATATTTTTTTTCTATGCTGATGTCAGCCTCTTTCAATTTCATTGCTTCAAATTGTAGTTCTTTGACCTTTTGATCACTCACTCCAATTTCTAATAATAAACTCTGCATCTTTCTTCCTAGCAACCTTCCTGGCGTAAAAGAGGCTTTGTAATTACAGTTGAAACAATGATAGCTCACTACATCGCTGAATTTAAACCCTCCACGATGTCTTGTGTCTGGTCTGACATGGCCTTGTTTTGTACACATCGGACAATTTATAGTGTTCCACCCACTGGGAGTTTTTTTGACCGAACCGCTGATAGCCGTCATGATTGTAGATTGCAAATTTATACTCATAGTGTAATTGTACACTAATCATAATTAAAAGTCAATGATTATGCTCTATAAAGCATCGCACCCACGTCATGGTTATCCAATCTGAAACTCGATCGAGCATTTTCATCAACGTGTGCTTGAAAAATTTCATCTACCACATCATAAACGCTTTTGCGAGAGTTCAAAGAAAAATGCCATAATGTTTCATTCAACTTCTTGCAACCAACATTTATCAATCTAAAACTCTCATCAATAGTCCTATTTTTCTTGTAAATCCCTTCGGCAAATATGAAGTTACCCATCTGTGTTAATGCCGTTGGAACCAAATTTATATTTCTTTTTCTAAATTCATTGATGTAGTTCGTATCTACATCGGCATTTCCAAACAAGAAGATCACCTTTGGGTTCAACTTTAGAATTTCTTTAACTTTTTTACCATCAACGAAGTCGGTCGTGATATAGATATCCGGATTGTGTACATCTACTACAGCAGATTTTTCCAATAGATTTTCAAAATTTAACAGATCTGATGAATCAATGTAAAAACTTTTTAATTCTTTTTTTTCTAAACAAGTTGTGACCGCAATAAACAAACTGACATAATCAGGTTCTTGGAAAGGAACTGTGAAATCCCAAGACTTTATCAATTTTTCTTTCAATGCGTAATTGATGTTACTAGAAGGATATATCATTAGATCATGTTTTACAACCAATCTTCTAAAATTTTCTAGCAATTGTTTTGAAGGTTTTTTACCTTTTTCCGCATAGTCATCTGCCATGATCAGTGCGCCGACTGAAACTTCTTTTCCTGATAAAATTTTCTTCTTATGTTCATTTGTCATGAGCATAGTTTGTACTGCATCAAAGTTCTGATCAGAATTACATCGGCAAAAAATCGCACTGTATATTTCGGCATTCTCTTCTCCTATCAAGGAAAAGCAATTTTTTTCTTGGTAGTTAGTGCTTTTTATTTTTATTTGATACATTTTGAAAAATTGTTAATTTCTCAACAACATCTTATCAAAAGTTCCTGTGTTTGATGCATCTGGAAGATATCGTACTCTTATCCATTTCACATTTGATGAGAAAAAATATGGTGTCACTCCAGACACATTTGAATAAGCCATATCTGCCGATGACTGTCCTTGCATCAATATAGGAAACCAATTGTTGTCATCTGTGCTGGCCGTATTATCCAAGTTTCCTTCGATCTGTATGTTGCCTGTAAAACCTGTGGTATAAACTGCTAACGTATGATTTGATGCTGTTAAATTTTGTGAACTTGCACCTGATAGATTTCCACTATAATAATACAATGTTCCGCCAACGGTCCTTGAAGTGAAACTGTCTGCTGTCTGTGTTTCTCGAGTTTTTGGCAGTCCGGAGTTCTTGATTTCTACTACCCCTTGGATATCACCTGATCTGTCTGTGTAAACAACATTCTGGCTCTGTGAAGAGTCTACTGTATAAACCGTAAAGTTGTAATACCCTTCGCCTATACTGTATAATTCGTCTTGGGCTACTTGAACATATGCTTCACCCCGTAGTGCATCAGACACTGTCATAGGTTTTGATATCACAGTCTGACCATTCTCGATGTCAGTCACGTTGAAGTGTATAGTTAGATTAGACAAATCTTTTGGTATATTGTTATCTGTGACAATCTTAAAATTTGTCTTGTTATCTACTCCAGAGTATAGTAATATGTTTTTATCATATAAAGGCATACTGTTATTTAACTTCGTAGAAGTAGATAAGGTATAAGTATTATTATAAACATATAGAGTATAGGAACTTGTCATATTAATATTTATGGATTACGCAGAATTACAAGAAAAATTTCCGTTTTTAAGTTGTGTTAGGTACGCAAACAACGAATATGTTGGTATTTTACAGAACCAAGATCAATTCGTGAGCACGATATACGTGTTTGATCTCATAAAAACAACAGAACTGAAACAAGAATTTTTAGATTTTGGAGAGATTTGGTGGTGGGAATCTAATCGTACTATTCCGATCAACATATTCCTGAACAAGGAATTCCACAAATTTAAAGATTGCCTGAAAACTTTCACTACTAAAGATGTTGAGATAGTGTTTGGGCCTACTACTAGTTTGAACAATGTGTTAAAGAAACGTATAATAAGAAGAAATATCAGTTTAATCAAGAAGACTGATTAAGATTTTTTTACTTTTTCTACTAAAAGATTTAACTGTAATACAATTGCCAAGGCATAACCTACTGCGTGACTCTTTTTAAAGTAGTAAGTATCGTCAGTGGGTTTTACCCAAACTTCATTATTGATTTCTGTCCAACCTTTGTTTAATAGATATCTTTTTGCTGGACGAATAATGGCCAACACAGCCGCTAACTGCTCAACTGAAGTTGGTTTCAATTTGTTGACTATGTCAAAATGATTATGAATGTGGAAAAGTTGTTCTACTATTTCTTTGTGTTGCAAGAGACTCCAATCTGGGTCCTTGTTGACTAATTCTATTAGATGTTGTTCGTTAAGAACATCTTCATATATGCCAACATTAAGTATATCTAGTTTGAAATAACCCCTGTCCTCTGCTTCTTCATAATCAATACTACTGATATCCTGGAAAGGATCAGTTGGTATATCAGTGACATATACTCCTGTGTTGTGCTTCTTTATCTCATTGTCTTTTATGATGCTCGCCGGAATATGTTTGATCAACTCGAGCAATTTGAGTCTGTCTCTGGTATCTATGTCAATATCTGTCTTTGCTATGTTTACCATTGATTATGTTTTTTATCTTTTTGTTGTTTAATTTTTTTTCTCATCTGCTGGGCAGTGTATGATTTTCTATTGTTCTTGTTGGTTAATTTTACTTCACGATCTTGTGTATAATCTTCGAATTGATTTTTTAATGCACCTGTATAACGTTCTAACATATCAATCCTTGCATTCAAGTTTTTTACCTGTTCCAATGTTTCTGTGATTGTTTCTAGATTCATTTTAAAAGTTTCTTTTTCAACTATCTGTACCAACAATTCCAGCTCTCGCCATTGTTTTTTCAAATCCTTGTTTTCAGAGTCGTTGATCGTTAATGCCGTTGCAACGGTTCTGACGTCATTATTTGTTGTTTTCCTGCCCATTATAAATTTGCCTTTTTAGTTAATTCTAATACAAACTTAACATCATCTTGACTGGAATCAAACCTTTTTTTCCAAGCAACAGGCGATACATAATCCTCGATCATCATCATCTGCTCATTGTTCAAAGAATCCAATGCGTTGATTCCACCATTGCTGTTGTACAATATCCAAGGACTAATCTTTCCTGAGCGTATCATATGAATCAGCCTTGGTGTACTGACTTCACTGAAAAACGAAGTCCAATCCTTGCCATTTTCAGTTGACCATTCCTTAATCGACAATATAGTTCGTTCAACTGCTCGTTCTACACTTTCTCTCACATTGAAATCTTTGATGTAAATTTCGTATGTCTCGTCAGTGGCCCACTTGTCTATACGTATGCGTTGTTTCAATAACCATTCAACATAGTTTTCAACATTGGCCACATAAACACCTAATACATAATTCGCAAATTTTACAAATGCAAGATAATATTTGCTATTCATGAAATCATCATATGTTTTTTCACTTTTCATGTTTGTGCTTGTGATACGCCAGAAGTGCTGGAAACATCTAAAACCCAATTGTACGTTTTTTTCTTTTCTGTTTTCCCATCTTCTCTTGGGCTCACATAGGTGGGTTATTAGTGTTTTCTCACTACCAAAAGACTTTTTACAAAATTTACATTCATAACTCATTTTAATAACAATTTGATTTCTTTATCGTCCAATCCTGCTGACTTGGCCAATTCTTTGATATCTTTTTTATCTATTATGTTTGTCAACATCTCGATCTCGTCATTTTTATAGTTCGGATAGCAGTTTTGCAAGAATTCAAAAATTTTTGTTTTTTTACCTTTTCCTTTGGGTGCTTTGATCCAAGGATGAAATTGCTTCTGTCCTGCACCACACAGACACAAGAGCTTCCAGAACAACAAACTGTCATCACCGTGTTTTTGCGTTGTAGTGAAATATTTGTTACAAAATTCATTCACACTTTCAATGTATGCTTCTTGCAGAATGCGATTTGATTTGACGCTAGACGCAAAACGCATTGCTATATATGGCGAAAAACTTTTCTTGTATTCATTATCTAGACCTTCATACCAATCTTTCGAACCAATGTCTAGGTTATATAACATCTGATTTAAATTGATACTGGGTTTCGTCATATAAAACTACCTACATCTATCACATCTGGTATTTGATTCGTATCCTTTGCAAAAAATAGACAAGGAGGATTTGGGCTATTATCTACTGGTACCGTTACTATATGTCCATTTTTTAATTTAGGAAAATACCATTTGACATCTTGAAAAACATTCACAATCTTAATTTCATGTGATTCGGTCATCTTGTATGTTAATGGATTAATAACCAGTGCTTCAAATCCTCTGTCATTAATACTGGTCAAAGGAACCATTTCGCACTGTCCTAGTTCTTTTTCAATTATCATCACACTCCAGTCAATTGGCATCTGTACTGTATATGGTCCTACTTCCATCACCATACTCGGAGCATTAAAAGTTTCCATAAAAATCAAAGGAATAAAAAAGAAATCAATATTATTTTTATTGTTAGTGTCTAGCACACAATATTGTATTTCATCTGCCGATTCCGGAACCTTGTCTAAGTTGTAAGAAATATTTTCTGTTGTTAATACTTTCATATGTTCACCTTGTTTATGCTGAAAGGGTAATTGGCTTCTTTGTAAAATTTTTTTCTGGTTGTCAAATGTCTTTTAGAAAATTTACAACTGCTTGTTATATCCCAAATTTGTACATGATCTTTGTCTTTGGCTTTCCTGATTCCTCTGCCGATACTCTGGATAACTCTCACGAAACTCTTGCCCGGTTCCAACAATACTAAATTAAATATTCTTGGTAAGTTAATACCTACCGCCGCTACTCCGTATGTGGCTATCAAGACTTTATATTGTTCTGTGGCCACTTCATCATACTCTTCTTTTCTTTCTTCCATTTTAGTCTTTCCCTGGATGAATACGCTACCAGGAATAAGTTCTTTTAACAAATCTCCAGATTTGATCCTGTCGACTAGTATCAATGTGTTACCACCAGATCGTATTTCTTCAACTAGATTACTGATAAATTCTAGTCTGTTGTTATTTGTGGTCAGATAAGTCAATTCTTCTTGATAATTTCTAAAACTCTGAATGTCTTGTGTTTGTATCACATTAACATGGCAGTTGGCAAGCACACCTTTGTCTTGCAACTCGCTGGCACTCAATTTATTAATCACTGCACCAAGGCTTGCCGTAAGACTGGCTTTTTCATATTCTTCCTTAGGTATTGTTCCGGTCAATCCCCATCTCATGGGTACTCCGGCGAAAGGTCCAGTCAATAGTTGTTTCAGTACGTCGGCACGGGCCATATGCACCTCATCGACCATTACGCAGACTACATCATCCAAGAACTCATCAATTGGAAAATCAGTTTCAACTTTCTTTGTCTTTTTATGTAATACATTCAAACTTTGCCAAGTACAGATAGTGTGCTTGTGGTTTAATTCTTTCCTCTCACCGTAGTACACACCCACATCTAGACCAATGTTCCTGTAATCTTCTTCTGTCTGCGTGACAAGTGATTTGTTTGGAACTATCACTATCGTTCTTCCATACTCTTGGCATAACTTACTGAGACAGGCAGTTATAATTGTTTTGCCTGCGCCTGTGGCAACTTCTTGTAAACATTGAGGATTGCTGATAAAGTTATTGATCACATCTGTCTGATAATCTCGTAAAATAATAGGTTGTCCTTCGTTTGTGTGACCTCTTGGCCAATTTATGTGTGACAAATAATCCTGTTCCACCTTTTCAAAATTAAATTTATAATCTTTACGATCATCCTTAATTTCAATCTCATAACCTTGCTGTTCAATGATTGGCAAAACTTTTTCAATCAGATTGAGATATGTCCTAGCACCTATATCACAGAAACGTACAAAACCATCCCATCTTCCCAGTTTATATGCTGGCATATGATAGGCATATGGCACGAAATATTTGAGTTTGTCAGATATTTTTCGTCTGGTTGTTACGTCCAACCCTTCAAATTTGACGTTTACTTCATCTCTGATATGTAATATTGCTTTTTGCATTTCTTTATACTAACACAATCATTATTTTTTCGCAAATAATTCAGCATCGTCAAGTCCTGCAACCCGTAATTTTACTATATTATTGATTTGAAATTGTTTGGCATCGATTGCCTTCATCAAACCTAGAAATTTATTTCTTAAGAGAGCAAACTCATTGACAAGTTTTGTCGTGTCTATGACCTCGTCTTCACCGTCAATATACTTTTCAACATCTCTACTCGTCAGTGCTCTTTGATAACTTTCTAAATATTTTTTATAGTGTTTACTACGAACTTTTCTTAATTGAATATTAAGAAATTCTAAAATTGCTTCGATTTCCTGTAGTTGATTAAATCTGTGTTCTACAATTCCAGGAATCCTAGTTGCATTCTTCTCTATGTTGCCCACTAGGCCACACTCAACTCTCGCTTCATCTAGTTGAGTTTCATAGAATGTTATACAATCAACAATTTTACTTAAATCGCCTGTAACTTGACCATACCAACCCTGTGGCATTACCACTCCTCATTATCATCTTCGTACCGGTCCACTTCTTCCTCTTCATATAGGTCATTAAGTGCGGCCTCGAGATAATGATCACTGTCCTTGATTTCTTCCAAGGATGTTTGGTCTAAATTAAAGTCATCAATAAGATGAACAAATGCTCTTGCGGCATCAAGCCTATCTTTCTGTGGAATATATTCCACGAGTTTTTGCCAAGCCTCAAGAAGCATCTCCGCCTCCTGTTGAATCTTCATCTGCTGTTGCTCCTTCGGTTTTATTTACCTCAGGTCTCTCACTAAATTCAGCCATTACCATATCTAGATTTTCACCGGTCCATTGTTTTCTATAATGCTTATGTTCTTTACCAAATCTGTCAACATACTTCAACCTGTTGCCTTCCTTGATTAGAACACCTTTTTTCTCAAACAAGTCAACAAGTCCTGAATAAGGATCCATTCCTTTTTCATATGGAATTTTAACTTGCACACTTTCAAAAGGTTTATTAAATCTGGTCTTCATGACTTTTATTGCTGATCTAATTCCCATAACATCGCTTATCTTGTTGCCATCCTCATCTTCTTTTAGTTTGAGTTTTCTCATTGCAATCACTACCGAACTCGCATACACAAATCCCTGACCACCTGATATTTTGTCATCTGGGTCAAACATATCTTGCGATGCATATGTGTGATTAGTTGCCACAAGACCAATATTCAGAGTACCGATCAGATTGACTGTGTTTCTGATCAATGCTGTTAGCGATTTGGCTTTTCTACCAAGATCACCTTTCATATCACCTTTTTCAAACTGATCTCTGTCAGTTGGTGTCAACAACATACCCAAACTGTCAATCACGAACAGTACTTTTGGTCTTTCAGATTCTTCTTTACCTTCATAATCTTTTTTGTAATTAGTGATAAAGTCACTGATAATTTTTGCAACATCGTCAACCATTGCAACCTGTATTCTTAGCATCTTTTCTGGAGACGTATCTACACCTAGAGCCTGTAACCAGTCCTCGTGCAGTGCGTTCTCAGAATCCAATGCCACACAAAATATGCCTTGCTTCTGTGCGTTCCTAATAATGTTACCAGATGCTATCAAACTCTTTCCAGAACCTGACTCACCCGCTAACATCGTTACTCGACCAAGCGGAATTCCTTTATTAAAATCTCCACTTATCAAATAGTTCAATGTGTAATTTCCTGTATCGACCCATGTGTTTGGATCTGATTCAAAACCTACACTGATGCCTTGTATGTTCTTTGTTAAACTTGTTCTAAATTTACTTACGTCAAACGGTCTTACCATATTTCCTCCTTAAATCAGGCTGTGAGTTTCCCCACAGCCGTCATTATTTTATACTACTTGTTACCAGCCTGTCTACTTCTTATCATACTCAGAATGTCATCTGCAGATACTTTACTACCTTGAGATGCATTTTGTGTTGAGTCTGAAGCACTTGCTGTAACTGTTTCAGTTACTTTAACTTGAGCAGGTTCAGGAGTTGGTTGAACCGATTGTGTAACTTCTTCTGTTACTGTTTGTGCCTGTGATTGTGGTGCTGTTTGTACACTAGCACTTGGTTTCACAGTTGCACTCGCAGTAGAAGTACTTGATCCAGACGTTGATCCAATAGATAAACCAGCCGGCTTATAGTATTGTCCAAATCTTTCTGGGTCATATAACTCACCATCCACAGATGCTTTGAACATCTCTTGGATTACGTTGAGTTCTTCCTGTGAAGGTTTCTTAGGCATATAATCACTTAAATTATGTAAGCCATACTGATCAATCGCTGATCTCTCTGACTCACTCAATGATCTTGCCTTGAAACTCCACGTAGAAGTTGAATAATCAGCATAACCACCTTTTTGAGTTTTCGTTAATTTGAAATCTCTGCCTGATTCATAATCAGTTGGTAGATCCTCCATGTCTGGATTCATCAATGCTGATCTAATAATGTTGAAGATAGATGGATTGATCACAAATCTTCTGATTGGATTTTCTGGAGTAGTTTCTTCATCCAGTGTAGAGTTAACTACAAAACCTTGGAAGATGTAACTTCTCTTCTTCCAATACTTTCTACCCATATCTTCTAAAGAACTATCTTTAAACCAAGTTCTTACTTCAGCGAGTACTGGGCAAGGTTCGTTAAACATCTCCATACAAGGAACTTGTACTAGAGTAGGTTTAGTGTCTGCCTGTCCTTTGATACCCGGAAAAGGCAATTTGATCATTGCTCTTTCTACCCAGAAGAACGTGTTGTTCTTGTCTGCGTCCGGTAAAAATCTGATTGTTGATGTGGTTCCTTCTGGAATGTTCCAAAAAGGAAAGATTGCGTTGTCTGAAACTTGACCTCCACCTGAGGTTTTCTTTTCTTGTTCCGCCAGTTTCGCACGGATTTCTTCTAATGTAGCCATGTTAGCCTCCTTTGTGCCTATGTTTGCCTATATTTGCCTGTTAGTCATTAATGCATCTAACATTAACAACTATTATATTTATCTTTTTTGTAAAAGTCAACCTCTAAATAGAGGTTTTTTAGATGCCTGCTAAATGCTTGATTCTTGCAACTGTTGGATCCACAGATTCTGGAGCCATATCTGCCATGGCTAATTCACTTTGCACACCATTCAGACCTTTTTGTTCAAGTTTATCTATGTAACTTTTTACAGTCATTTGTGCGTATGCATCATCTTGCCTGTCATGCAGATCTTGTAATTCTTTCTTGGCTTCTTCATCACTTGACGCATTCGTTAGTATCGCTTCCGCGTCACCCATTGCTATATCAAAATCGTTTCCGCCTTCATACACATCTTGCTCAATTTTTCTTGTTTTCTTAGGACCATGTTCTAACTCAATCGTGCCAGTCTTTTCATCATATTCATATGGACCCATGCCGCCACCCGGAAGTTCTTCTGGGTTTGAATCAAACGCAACAACCTTGCCCATGTAATTTACTACATCATACTTGTCACCATCCTCGTCCTCGATCTGGTATAGTACGTCATCTTTTCTACCTTCATCTAGCAATTTCTGTGCTTCGTCCTTGCTCATCTTCACAGGGTATGATTTACCATTGAATGTAAAATTCTTTTCACCTGCTACTGCCGCCTTGGCCGCCGCTGTGTTGAATGCATTGTCTTCTTCGAGACCATCTTCAGCAAGTGGCATCAAATCTTTTAATAAGAACTCTTTGTCGTATCCTTTGTCGGCAAGCATATCGATCAGTTTCTCAATGTCCGCTCTAGACATACCTTTACCGATGTAATCACCAACATCTTTGTCATCTGGTTGTGTTCCACGATAACCTTTCATGATGTCTTGGAACGTGGTTTCGACTCTGTCTTGGTCATATTCTTTTAAACCTTCGCTTTTCATCTGCTGATATTCTTGTGAGTACTTGGAGTGGTCACTGGCGGTTAAACCTTTCACGCCTTTCTCAATTCCTTTTGACTTTAACCAAGTGTCATAGCTCATTCCTGACTTGGCATCTTTGCCAGTGTATGACATCACTGTTTTGTAGTCAGCAATGTCTTCAATCACTTTAGGATTGTAGATGCCTAATATCTGATCAAATGATTCTTCGATCTTTTTGAGTTCTGGTAAAACCGACTCTCCTGATACTGCTTTGTTATAAGCGTCATCATTGTCATCTTTAGATAATTCTTCTTTTGCTTTCTCAACTCTACGGATCGTGTCCTGTATATTCTTCTTGTCAAGTATGGCTCTTATGTTTTCAATGTCATCTCGTGTCACTGGGCCAGTTGGATCTTCTCCTGACAATTTTGCTGATACCATAGAAAGGTAAACACTCATCTCGTCGTCTTTGGCTAACTTGCTCAATAGACCGATCCTTGCACGTATCTTGGCCACATCATTCACAAAACGGATAGGCATGGTATCGACATCTTTCTCTTTTGGTTCGTGCAATTCAATTGGTTGGCTTAATTTTGATTTAATTCTTTTTCTTACTGCCTCAATGTCATTTAGTTCTTCATCATGAATTTCATGTATAAGAGGAAGTAGTTCTTCAATTCTATTATCTACATTAGTGACTGTAAATCGTTCTTTCATTTGGTTGATCGCATCCGATGATACTTCAGCATTAATCTTTGCTTCAAAATTCTCTGTGTAATTTTTATAACCTTCGACAGTTGAAATCCTTTTGACTGTTTCTCTCAGTCTATCTTGTCTCGACAACAAACTATTCATGACAGATTGTGCCTGTTCTTGTACTGCCGGAGATCTTCTAATGATTGTTAAAACTTCTCTGATCTTGCTCAACTGTTCACTCATGTTAATCACTGACTGACCTATTTCATCATAAGGTGTGCCACCTGCCTGAACGTGTCTTGTCATTGCTCTGGCACCATTCAAGTGGATGTAAGGATATTTGAATCTTTCACCTTCGGCATTTTCCACATAGAGTGCCTTGATGTTTCTTGATCGCGATCCTGGCACTTCTTCGTCAACAGGTTTACGATGTTTGATTAAAAGTTTAGCACCTTCTAGATGCTGTGAACTAGTTTTTGATGTTCCGATCGGCAAACTAAGGCCTTCTGTTTGTATATTGTCTGACATAACGTTTGTATTTAACCTAAATGCATAATTTTTGGGCTTAATTTCACGCCCAAATTCTCTTAAATCAAAGTCTAATAAGTTGTTTTTTGACAGATTTCTTAATAAATCTAGTGTTTTCTGTAATTCATCTAAATCTGTAGGTCCTTTATGTACTTTTATTTCCCCATTATGGTCATCTAAATTGACCATTATATTTGGATTTTGCACATAAAAAAATCTAGCCTGTTCAGGATTGGCAACCTCGTTTCCTTCTTGGTTGTCATACATCTTTAATTGATATCCTGATCCGTTTAAGATCCTAAAAATTTTTTCAGATACTGATGAATAATTTACTGCCATAATAGTATTTATGCTTTGTTATATAATCATGGGCATAGGTGGTAAAGAACCTGTTTCAGCACCATCCTCATCGTCATCTACTCCAAGACTTCTTTCAAATATAGGATCGTATCTTGTGAGATATTGTATCAATCTACAACACAATAAAGTAGAAGATACCAAATCATCATTCTCTCCTATCTTGGCCGAATAACTGTTTCCTCTGGCCACAAATAGTTTCAGCTCTCTGATCAAGTTACGACTGTTTAGCGTCATTTTACCGCTCTCAATATAATGTTTCAACTTTGTACAAGCAGTGAGTTTGGCCTTGTGTGTGGTGTTATAACCTTTTCGTTTGTGAACATCTCTCCTCTGCTGTCCGGCACGTCGAGGCTCATGAAGAAAATAACCAGGAAACTTTGATTCATCCATTTCTTCTATGGCCACTATGGCTCCTTCACCTAAAGCATTATTCTCTACCGTCCAATATATTTCAGGTTGTGGAGTGCCTAATTCTATTAACTGTTCATTTAGATCCTTTAATATACCTAACAGTGTTCGCACTTGACCTTGTATCGGTGTTTTGTTGTGTTGCCATTCTGCAACTTGCTTTAATTCCGGAACACTATAAACCTGTATGGCAGAATAGTCTCCGCCAGTACCCAAACTAGGATCAAGTGCGGCCACATAAGTTTGTCCTTTTTTAGGTCGTTCATACCATCGAACTTGTCCTGTTTTGTACAACGGATCTTTGCCTGTAAGAGAAACTAATTTCAAACCATCGATCAATGTTTCATCAAATGCAATGAACTCACAATCATGTTCTCGCCTGAATCTTTCTTCACCAATTCTGGCTCTTTCATCTTTGGCCCATTTTTCATCTCTGTCTGGGTGTTCTGACCAATGCACATTGATTGCTTTGAAACCGTTTATGCCTGTTCCGTCTCTTGTGGGTTGACCATATTCGTCAACACGCTTGTTGGCACCTCTCCATAGTCCTGCAAACACGTCATCATCGTTGTTTGGTGTTGATGTGATAATGCACTTACCACCTGTCGATAAAGTTGGTGACAAGGAAGTCCAAAATTCTTGTGCTTTGTTTTGTGGTTCAACAAACGCAAACTCATCCATGTATATCAAAGATATACTCATACCACGTCCTGTTGTCTCAGTTGTGGTCTGTGCTATGATTCTCGAACCATTATCGAAGTCCATTGAACCTTTGTTGTAACTCGTCACACCGCATCTGATGTAGTCGGGACATTCTTCATATGCAAATCTCACACGTTGCATGATATCCTGTGCACCTTGATATTTGTGTGCCGCAATCAATATTAGAACGTCCGGATGAAACATGGCATACCATAAAAGGTATCCGGCCGCACAGGTAGTCTTTCCTGTCTGTCTTGCACACATGGCTATTGCAAATCTATTGTTGTTATATGTTTCTAACAATTTCTTCTGGAAATCATAGGGTTCAAACTTCAATCTACCTCTTGTGGGATGTTGAATCCATACGAATTTTTCTAAGAAATATAGATATCCTGTATCTCGGTCAGCACATTTTTTTAAATCTAACAATTTCTTATCGTCGTATTTAGATTTTGAATATGCTGGTTTAGTTAAATTACCTTCTAGACTTTTTCTTACCATAACTGTATTTATATACGTATTTAATGATTGCCAATATACTTAGATAAATCTATCTTATCTTGTTCTCTGACACACACCGTAATAAAATTTTTCAAGAACACAAAATGATCTCGCAAGTCTAAAAACAATTTGTCATTCAAAAGATCACGTGCAAGATCATAACTCGATTGTCCTATGTTGATAAAATAATCATTGCTCAAACCTTTTTTAGTACCATACTCAGGAAATACACCAGTTGTGAACAAGCAAATATCACCCAAAGTCTTTGCCTTAGATCCATATGGGTGCTGTAGTTTCAAAAAAGATTCTGCAAAGGTACTTTCTGGTAAGAAATCCGGCTTGTCAACATATGAAGACAACAGCATAGTCACATAAATTTCTATGTCAAAGGGCAAGTCATATCCATGTCTGTCTTGGGTTTCTTTTACTAAACTAAAAAATACCGAAGTGTAACAATCCTGCATAAAAATATTTACAAAATTGTTAAATTGATTTAACAGATGTGTTATATTCTAATTATTTGTGTAAATAGTATACAGGAGGGACAATGCAAACTATTTTTTTAAAGTACTTGAACTGGTGGTGTGGAACTGACAAGAACATCGTTTCTATTCCAAAACCAAAAAAGTCCAAGAAAGAAAAGATCAAGAAACAGAAGCAGTGGAAAAGATGGAAAAAATATGCACCCAAAGTGCCTGACATCACTTGTCCCGATATCGATCATCTATTAGATAAGTTAGATCAAATTGCAGAGAAACAGAAGTTGACTGGCTTCCAGCATAAGAAAATAATACAGAGGTTAGAGCAATTAAGAGCGGCCAACGACTCATTAAGAAGTTCAGGGGTGTATTGGTACGACATTTGCAAGGACAACTTAAAAGATTAAACAGGTGTATGTGTTAGACGCTTGTTAAGAAGTTGTAGTTACTAAATGTATTAGTAAAATTTTTATTACGTCTTCGGTCAATTTCTTGAACAAACATATATGCGTCTCTCCTCAACAACTTCAGTTTATCATATTCTATGCTGTTGTCGTTGAAATAGTTCATCAGCCTCTGCACATAGTTGAACTCATTCATGTTCGTTTCAGGTTGTTGCTGTACATAATCAAACAGGTCTTGGAATTTTTGCTTCCAATACACTGTTTTTGGGAGAAGCAACACGTTTAAAAATTTAGGACTATGCAATATACTGACCCCATATGTAACACCGCTATAACGCTGTTTTAAGCGGTATACAGCCGTCATCAAGTCAATCATGGTGTCTATGCTAAACATATTGGCTGTGACCATTATATGCAAGGATATGCCGGTTTTAACCACCATTTCACAGTGTGATAACCAACGATCATAATTCAATCCTTCCCTGATGTATTCTGCCTGTTTTCCGGCACAATCACAACTGGTGTATATACGACAATCTTTGATTTTACCAGATGACTTCAACTTGGACAACTGATCCAGACACTGTTGTATCTTTTCCTGTGGCACTGAAAGATTGGTGTTTATCTCCACTGACAGATCCGGAGTGGGATATCGCTCAATGTCATCCAGCAATGCGAAAGTGTTCTTGTTCAACAGAGGCTCTCCGCCGGTGATCCTTATGATCTTCAATTTCTTCTTGAGGTCTGGCCACCACTTCCAGAACGCCTCCACATAGGGATTGTGTTCCCTGTTGAGGTAAGGTGTTCTATCGGTTTCGGCTATCCATTCTAGATTGTTGAACTTGTCTGAAGTCGGGTATGCTCCGTGCGTCTTTATCTCGCTCCACCACTCGCTACTGAACACTGGACTACAGTACACACATCTCATGTTGCACACGTTGCCA